TATTGATCTCCCATAAGTGCTACCACCTATAGACATAGTTCCACTAGTTGCTAGAGTCATTATCTAACCTCTGCTTTAATTCATCTATTTGCTTTTGTTGGTCTTTTATAGCTTCAACAAGCAGACCAACAATATTTCCATAACGTACTGCTTTATATTTATCTTCTTCATCATGTAAGTCATGTGTTTCATATACCACTTCAGGTAATACTTTTTCTAATTCTTGAGCAATAAGCCCAGTAGATTTGCTACCATCTTTTTTATAATTAAAAGTTACACCTCTTAATTTTTTTACTTTTTCTACAGAGTCTTCAATAGTTTCAATGTTTTCTTTTAAACGTATATCTGAAGCAGACCCATAAGCAGTAATATTGCTATTAGATATTACAGCACCAGTTTCACCGCTAACACTAAATAAGTTAGACATAGTGCCAGTACCACCACCATGTCTGCCTATAACAAAGTCTGCACCAGCATCATTGTTATTGTTTGAATCTAAATCAATATATAAAGCACCATAAGAACTAATCCTTAAATCATCTGTGATAGCACCTGAACTACTACGAGAACCTATAGAGTGGTTAGTGGAGTTATTACCATAAAAAGTTATGTGACCGCCACGAGGTAAATGAACATCTCCTGCACTTCCTGTATCACCTGCACCAGTTAAATCTATTGCTCCACTTGTAGTAATAGTTCCTATATTTAATAAATTACGAGAAGCATCCAAGATTTGTGTGCCATCCATCTTAATATTGCCATTAAGAAAGTTGATACCTGATTTACCAAAAGTAGTACCATGACCATCTATTTCTATACCTGTATGCCACTTTAATTTTAGTTGCTGATAATTGCCACTCCAAGCACCTGCTGTTCTGTAAATTCCATAATCACTGCTTGAATGCCAAAAAATACCTTCATCAACAGAAGCAGTATGAGCAATACTTGCACCTGCCTTAACAGTACCAAAGCCAAGTCTTGAGGCATCAGTAAGTTGTATGCTGTCAAAGTTTGATGTGCCACTACTGTCTATAGCACCTGATGATAGAGTACCTGTTACAACTACATCATCAGCAAGAGTTAAGTCGCCTGTATCATTAGTAATACCGCCTCTAAACCTAGCAGAATTACTAAAATACGCACCTGCTGCTGCGGTAACATAAAGATAATTACTATCTATTAGTACTTCTCCTGTATTTAAAACTCTAAAAGCAGCATTACCATTGCTACCTCTGTTTACCCTAAAAGCATCTCCAGTAGAGCCGCTTCCAGTAAACATTGAATTGCCTGTACTTGTAATTGCCCCTGAAGTAATAGTTCCATTAACAGCCAAACCTGCACTTGGTATTGTTGTATCAGTTTCGCCATAACCAACTCTTATTCCCTCTGCTACAGTAAGTCTTCCTTGAGTAGTAAGAGCCATTGCTCCTTGAGCATTTGTATGTGTTGTATCTCCCCACCAAAAACCACGATCATTGTCGTCGTTCATTTGGAATGTCATGGCATAGTCGTTGTTTAGACCACCATAGGTATACCCATTCTGCATACCTATTCCATAATTGGTATCTGACCACACACCTAACTTAACTCTTGCTTGTCCTGTTCCTGTTCTTATTCCTGTACTGGTTATAAGTCCTGCTGCATTTATACCCCAAGAATTAGCTGTTATTACATTACCTCTAAAGTGAATCGTATCACCTGAAGTATTACCATAATATTGATTGGTAGCATAGTTATAAAAATTAGGAACACTTGTTTGAATGTAAAAGTCTCCACTGCTAAAGGCAGTTCTACCTGCTGTATCGCTGTAGAAAAACCCATCAGTGCCATCACCTACTCTTAATCGTGTTCCAGTAATGTAGCCTGTAGCAGTAATAGCACCATCTGAAGCAAAGGTCATTCGCGTTGTATTGTCGTGCTGATTAGCTGTTCCAAAATTAAAGTTTAAACTATTACCCCCGCCACTTGTTTTTCTAGCTATAGACCAATTATTTGTATTGGTTGAAGTAGATGCACCTTCTACAAAATTTATTGCTGAACCCCATGTACCTGCACTTGATGAAACTAAGTCTAGTTGTGCATCTGCTGCTTCCATTGTAAAAGAGCTGTAAGTAGTTGGAACACCAACATTACTTATTGTTTGGCGAATAACCCCTGAATTTGATATTGCACCTGTATCGCCATCAACTCTAAATAAAGTACTTATGGTTCCAGTAGCACCCCCATGCCGACCAATTAAAAAATCCTTACCATCATCATTATTATTATTTGCATCTAAGTTTATAGATACTGAACCATAACTGTTAATTCTTAAATCATCAGCAACAGCTCCTGCACTACTTCTTGAGGATATTGAATGTTGAGTTGATTCATCACCATAGAATGTTATAAATCCTGCTCTTGGAATGTGTATTGCTCCAGTACCTGAAGCACCTGCTGTAGTCCATAAATTGATTTTGCTGTTATTTGTAAGTAAAATATTTCCACTAGAGATAGTTCCTGCTGTTATGTTTCTTGATTGATCTGCAAAAGTAGAGCCGCCTATTTCAAGGTTTCCATTTACAATATTGGTATGTGCATCAATTTGTATTTTAGAAGAACCTGATGCTGTAAGAACAATTTTATCTGATGACCCTGCCCTTATTTGAACATCATCATAAGCATAAATGTCTACCTGCCTTCCTGTTAAAACACTTGTATGAACTGTTCCACCTGAAATTATTGAACCCACGTTGTAATAAAGTTTATGTTCGGCATCACTGCCAAGCTCTATTTCAGGCGTATATATATTGCGAGAGGCATCTATGACTGTTGTACCTGTTCCTGTACCTACTGCATAACCATTAAGTGCGTTAAACATTCCATCAGAAGCACTATTTGCATAAGATGTTTGAGCAGATACAGCTTTAAACTGACCGACTTGTGCTTGACCTGCTGTACTTAGAAATTTAAAAACTTGATCTGACCTAATATTAGAACTACCTGAAAATCTTAAATCTTCGTTATTGATAGTAACTCTGCTACTAGAGATAGTTCCTGCAAAGGTGGCGTTGCCACCATTAGCTATGGTTAATCTTGTACCTCCATTAGTTCTAAAGAACATATTGCCAGTGCTATAATCTAGCTGTATGCCATAAGATGTATTTGCTAAATATAAATTAACGTCATTAGAACCATCTACTATAGTTACACCACTACTAGTAATAGCACCACTAGAGATAGTTCCTATATTGGTAAGGTTTCTTGAGGTATCAATAACAGTTGTTGACCCTACTTGATAATAGCCACCTTTTATTAAACCTGCCGCACCTGTTTGTATTGTGCCATTACCTGTTACTGTTAAGGATGGTACTGTAAGACCGCCACCAAAGATTGGAGCTGAAGCAAAATTAACAACCCCACCTGCTACATAAAAAACATTAGACCCACCATCTGTTAAATTTAATCTGTTTGTGTAATGGTCATATAAGAGAGAATACTCATTAGCAGTAGTTGAGCCAAAATTGATCGCAATAGAGTCCCCTTGACTTGAGCCTGACAATAACTGCATACCCACAACCGCACCAGTGCCATTTGCCTTGTCTACTGTAATTGAACCTGATGATAGAGTTGTTATTCCTTGAACAGGATTAGATTCAAAGTTAAATCCACCTGTACCACTAATTGTAAGTCTTGCAGTTTCATTAGTACCTAAAACTAAATTCCTAGAGGCTGAATTTTGGTATATATGCATGGCACTACCATCTAAAGCAATAGCACCCTGATAACCATTTCCATCAACCTCTAGTTGTCCATTAGCAGAAGAATCCATACTAATGTTTGTGCCATCACCTGCATGAAGATTTCCACTACTGGTAATTGCCCCTGATGAGATAGTTCCTGTTACAGCTAAAGCACTACCATTATAAGTTAGTCCTGATTCTGCATTTAAGGTATTTGCTGTTCCGCTACCTGTAATAATTCTATTATCAGCGTTGTTGTTAATGGTAGTTCCTGCACCAACTTCCTTCCACGCGTACCATGTACCATTGTAATATTTACGTTCGTAAGTTTTATTAACCCCATAGCCTTGATAGACTTGATAAATCATTAAACCATCTGCTTTTACAGTAAGCATACCTGCAACATTTGCAGGATAATTAGAACCTGACGTGGCGTTAGCATTACTATTTTGATTATATAAACCTATTGCCGTATAGGTATTCAAATTTACACTAGCAGGTATATCAGTTCTTTTTCTTAATACATCAGCATCAGTTTGAGAATAAGTATAAGCAGTATTCCAATTAGTAGAGTTACCGCCTGTGGCTGTTACTGTACCACCAACAGTTAAAGCACCTGCTGAAGCTGTTACTCTTAAATCAAAATCGTTATTACCTCCTGAATCAGAGGTATGAAAGTCAAGGTACTTGCCAACCTCCATAACACCATCCGTTGCAACCTTTACAACACCTCCGTTCCACCAATCTCCACTTACTGGACTAGGAATACGAGCAGCATTAAGAACTCCTGAAGTAATTTTATTAGCATTAAGACTAGCTGTAGAGTTTGTAATATAACCTGCAAGAGCATGATTGCCCCATCCGTAAGCAGTATTCCAATTGGTAGAGTTACCGCCTGTTGCTGTTACGTTTCCTGTTACATTTAACCCATGACTAGTTGTAAATCTACTGTTGGGCTTATCCCATAAAATAGTGGCATTAGTTGTGCTATTAACAGCATCCTGAATAGTAATACCTGCACCATTAGCATTAGCAGAAGTATCACCAGTTCCATAGTTAAGAGTAATGTTTTTATCTTTTACATCTAGGTTGGTAGTATCAATTGTTGTAGTCGTTCCCTGTACGTCTAAATTTCCGCCTATGACTACATTGTTTGAAAAAGTATGATCTCCACTAATAGTAGAATCAAGATTAAGAGTAACAGCACCTGAAGTACCGCCACCATTTAGGTTAGTACCTGCTGTAACTGCTGTAATATCTCCTGTCGGAACAGTTTGTGAGCCATCTCCATTATCTATATAAAAACCATCTCCTGAAGTATCAGTGATAGTTAAAGTTCTTGGTGCTGTAGCTGTAACTTTATTAATAGTGTTATAGCCTGAATCAGTTGTGGTTACTAATGTTCTAAATTTATAAGTTGTACCACTTGATGTACCTGCAAGGTTTGTAATTGTTCCTGTTATATTTGTAAAACCATTTGCATCAACAGAACCATAATTACTTAATGTATTGCCTTTTCTTACATCAGCAAAAGCAACAAAAAATGCAGGTTCTGCTTCATTCGTAATTTCTACAGAATATTGTTGTGCAGTTGGACTTGTTGAGGTTGTTTTTGTAAATTGTTGTGAATTACCTGAACCACCTGTTGTAATAGCAATATTATTCCAATTAGAACCACCATCAGATGAGTATTGCATCTGTAATGTAAAGTTATCAGGTATTTCTGCTAAAGCATCAGCAGTTGCAAGAGCAGAACTTGTATTAGAAAAACCATCACCACCAAACAATGTATTTAAAGCTACTGAAACACTTAAATTAGTATTAGCAACTAAGGTTATTGATTGCCAAGAAGCAGAAGTATCACCATTAGCACTAAATGTATCTGATACACTTTGAACAGGCGTTCCTGTAACAGCAGATATTTGTGTTAATGCTAAGTCTGAAAAACCTGCATCAGAACTAAATATCAAACCACCTTCGTTATTATATATACTAATTTTCTTAGCTATAATCTCACCTGTTTTAGAAACAGAAAAATCAGCAGTACTTCCTGATGTACCACCTGACCAAAACCTGTAAGTATCATCTTCGCCACTTAATGTAGCTTGTGTTATTCCAGTGCCTGATGTAATACGCTTATTACTTTGCACCACACCTGCAGGACTTACTTTAAAAAGTGCAGATGCATACGAAGTATTGCCTAAATAAATACCATTAGTATCTGCTTTAAATATGTTGTTTCCTGACCCTATTGCTATAGAACCATTAAATGTTCCACTAGTTGCGTTGACTTCACCTGTAACAATTGCACCAGTTGCGGTCATCAACCCTGCTGTAGAAACAGTAAAATTGCCTGAACCTATGTTCATATTACCTGCTGTAATAGAGCCAAGATCAGCAGATATAGCAGATAGGCTTGTTACATTAATTTCATTAGCAGTAATAACATCAGCCTGCACATCTCCAAGACCTACAGGTGCATCTCCAACAGTAAAAGTTAAAGTAGCGGCAGAAGATTCAGTACCTAAAGTATTTAAAGAAGTTATGCTAGCAACATAATTAGTGCCAGTAGGTAAAAAGTTAAGATCAGCATTGTTAACATCAACTATTTTATTTAAAACTTGATTATTAGATGAGTCTTTAACATTAATTCTATATTGATAATCTGGAAAATCAGTTGGTATGTTCCAAGATATAAATGGCCTGTCTGTTGAACTAGCATTACTATCAGTAAATGATAACCCTGTTGGAGCTTTAACTGCATAAGCAGAAGGTAGGTTAGCTAGCTCTTCTAGTGGCTCTTCAGGTGGAGTTTCCCATGTATATACATCAAAGTATTCTATTAGGCTAACAGAAACCAAACCATTAGACTGTAATTCTAATGCCTCAACCCTACAGGTTTGAACTGTATCAAAAGTACCTGCATAGCTTAAAGTAACTATATCCCCAACATTTAATTTATACATCTCAGGAGTTCCTAAGAACTGTATAGTCATTTGCTTTCTACTTCTAACAAGTATTGCTTTGGCCATGTTATAGGCTATATATGGGTCAGTTACATAAGGAAATTCTGCTTTGATTTCTAATATCTCATCACCATCATCTGAATAATACTCAGGGGTTGCATCATGTAAAACTGTAGCTGTATCTAATTCGTATTTTTTATTGGCATTAAAGAACTCAACAATAACTTTATTAGCTTTTTTGTCTTTATTTCCATAATCTACTGATATGCCTGTATCAGAAATAATATGGTCATCAGTAATGCTAAATGTAGATGTTCCTGTATCTTCTATAGATAATTCATATTTGCCATCTATATATAAAAAGATACCTCGCATATTTGCAAGAAGGTCTTTTGCATTATCCATGACATTTTTATTAGCATCTAAATAGCCATTACAGTGAAATCTTTTTACCTTAACTAATGATGTTCCTGTTTGTGAAGAGTATGTAGAACCTAGCGTATCATTAATATATACAATGTATTCGTTGTTTTGATCGTAGAATCCATTTCTTTGAACATCTTTAATTTCTTTACCATCTACAATAAGAGTATTGCTTCCATCACGAATATCTATTACTTCCCCAACTTTATTTTGCCACCAAGCACTATCAGGGTTAGTTCCACCAATAGTTATGAAATCATCCCCAGCATTACCTGACCAAGTAAGAGATTGTGCTGAACCATTAAAGTAAGGTTGGTCAACTTCTGTATCACAAACATTTGCAGCAGCAGTAAATGTGCTCATGTTTATTTGTGATTGTGTTAGTCCTTTACCATACTCATTATTAGTTATGTAATCTAAAAATGTTAAAGCTGGATTATCTGAATATTTATAAGTAGATACAGTTCCAAATGTTTGATTTGTATCTCTTGGGTCAAATACTTTTTTACCTCTAACTTGGACTGTAAGTTGTGGTACTCCTGACCATATACCCTCTTTGTCATAGCCATAGTGAGCTGCTATATAAGCAACACCATTTAGTTTATGTGCAGAAGTCCAGTTAGGCATAGAAGCCACAAGCATAGGGTCTGCTGTTTGTGTTGCAGCTCCGTGATGTAGATTCATAACATATCTATATTTAGATGTTGGACTAGAGCCAAATTGACCAGCACCAGCATCTATACCAGTACCATTTTGTGAAACTGAATTTAAGGAATAATTACCTGATGTAATTTTATCTGAACCAATATAACCACCATCTCTAAATCTAGCTGAATCAGTTAATGGATTGCCATCTAATTCAATAGTTCTTCCAATTATTTCATCACATTCACCAACTGAAAGAGCGTAGACTACATATAAATCTCTTGAGTCATTAGCAGACACATCCATATAAATAACCTGAGCACCAACACGCCTAGTTCCATATATGACAGGAAGTTTGCCTCCAGCAGAGGTTTTATTAGCTAATATATCCTGGCCTTTTCCAAGCATTTGTCTTGCTTGTAAAAAACCTTTAACACCAACTACTGCTGTTACTGCTGTAAATACATAACTTATTTTTTGTAATGTATTAGCTGCATCCCATGCTATTTTTGCATCCTTAAAGAAAGTAGCAACTGCTGTCCAAAAACTCATTATTTACCCCACCTTACATCTGTTTTAACTTGTGTAGCAAATTCAAAACCTTTATCCCCAGTGCTAAAAGACTGTTGTGACTCATCAGAATAGTGCCTGCCTTTGGTTAAGTTCCAATTTGCCCAATGTGATGCTACTGTCATATTTAATATTGAATTATCTATATCTTCTTGTATAGATACATTTCTTATTTGCCCTGTAAAATAATTTATAGCACCAATAATTGTTTCATCTGAATTAAAGTAAGCTATATAAATATCTACTGTTTTATCTGTAAATTCTCCATCTTGAACTAAAGACCTTACATCATCTGTAATATTAGAAAAACCTAAATTAATTTCATTAACTTGTAACTGTCCTGTTTCTGTTGTTGAGTCAACAGTTAGGAAAGCTCCACCAGCTTCATAACTATTAGAATCATAAGTAACATTAGAATACCAATCAGTTAATCTAATAGTAGATGATAAGTTAAGTTCAACAAGAAATGCTGTCTTAGTTGCTGTTGATGATACTTGAGTTTGTAGATCAGTAGATAAACTTCTAGGCACTATGTAATAACCTCTCTAACATCAAATGAAATACTATAAAAACCACTGGCATCCGTTGAGTACATAATTTCGTTGTTTTCTAAATATACAGTAAAACTTGGTTTGTTTACAGTGACAGCTTCATTATTTGCTAGAGAAGTTACTAGGTTTGGGGATATTTGCAGAGTCAATGCACCACTGCTATTAGCATCAATATTATTTTGCACCATATAAACTTTACTATGATTGGCAAACTTAATTAAATCTCCAGCCTTTAAAGCACCTGTTTGGTTCGCTGTAAAGCCATCTAAGGCTATAGAAGAATCTCCTGATGAAAATGTACCATTGACCAATATATCTGTTTCTGACTTGCCTGCACCTAAGTTATCTAATGGTGCGACTATTGTAAAGTCCTCAAAAGAACCTTTTTGTTTTTGTAAAAATGCAAATATTTCTTGAGACTTTTCTTGTTGTAATGGAGGCATTGCAACTGTAAAAGAAAAATACTGAGCACCTATTTGTCTGACTTGTTTTTTACCTGATAGTGTTTGATTTAATAGAGTGGGTCTGTTGTCTTTAAAATTAAGACTCCTAAAATTTGGGTCTGTTGGAAATTGTCCTGACATTATACTATTCCCATTTTGCCTTGATTATTCATGGCATTGTTTATGATTGATGTTATCAATCCTTTTCTTGATGCTAGTAACTGGTCAAAGCCAGCAGCATCTACTGTTGATATATTGAAGTTTACTGTAGGTGCTTGTTGTTGTGTTTGTTGAGGTTGTGTTTTTGTATGATCTATAACAGTTTCATTTGGATGTAAAACACTTAAAAAGCCACCTTTGTTATCCAGGCCGCCTGATCTTGAGCCAAAGCCTGTAAAACCTCCACCATTTCCTGATGGTATAGAATCAAACAAAGAACCTCCATCAGTTAATTTATCAAACTCTCTGCCAGCAGTAAATTTATCTCTTGCTATAGATATGCTACTACCAAATGATGCAAACATTTTATCAAGCAATAGTTTTTGTATAGCTATTCTTATTAGCTCTCTAACGATAGAAGTAGCAAAATCTTTAAAACTTGCCTTACCTTTTTCTAAAAATTCCATGGTTAAATTTGATATTCCGTCATACGACTTTTTCATAATATCACTAATCTCGTCTTGCATGGTTTTTATTGAGGTAACAAATTTTCCATAACCTTTTTCAGCATCTAATAAAAACTTTTCAAATGCTGCTAATTTACCAAAACCAGTCTCATCATCCTCTTCTCCAGTTCTGCCGAGAAGTACATCCATGATAGATGGAATTTTCATTTTCTCAATTTTTTTATTTAAAAAGTGCTCAGCAGAATCAGCTATTGCTTCTAGTTTTTTCTTGTTAGACTCTTGTGCAGATTTAGGGTCACTAAATAAAATTAACTCATCTAAAGGGTTTGAACCAAATGCAACCTTAATTCTATTAATTTCTTGTATTAATTTATTAAATTGACTTAAAATAAAATTAAAAGAATCAAAAAACATATTTTTTAATGGCAATATAAATAGGTCATGTGCATAACCTCTCATCTTTATATAACCCTCAGCAAATTTTAAGGCAAGATAGGGAATCCATTTTGTTGCCACTAATTGAAAAACAAAAACTAATTCATTTCTAAATACATAAGCTGCTGTAGCTAAAGCAGTTAATCCAATAATTGCAACAGTAAATGGGTTTGCAGAAAAAGCTGCTAGTAAAGCAAATTTAAGGGCTATAATTGAATTCGTTGCTGCTATTGCAAGGGGAGGAATAGCTACAAGAACAGGTATTAATAAAGCATCCATATTGTTTGCTAAGAAACCTACAGCACCAGCCATTTTTGAAAATACCCCAGTTGCCTCTTCTATATCACCAATCATAAATTGGAAATTATTACGCAGAGCAACAGCAGCCTGACCAAGAGTCATGGGCATTTTATTTATTTGCTCATTAGTCTCTTTAGTGCCTTTAATAAGAATTGGCATAACTGTTTCTGCTGTTAGCTTACCAGCATGACCAAATTCTCTAAGTTCACCAATGGTCATATTTAAACCATCAGCTAACATTTTTGTCAGAATGGTATTGTTTTCCATTACTGACCTAAGTTCGTCTCCTCTTAAAGCTCCTGAAGCTAAACCCTGAGCTAACTGTCTAGCAGAGTTATTTGCCTCTTGAGCATGAGAACCAGCAATAATAAAGGTATTTGCTACAGTTTGGGTGGCATCAGCAACATCTCTTTGAGTAGCACCCAAATGTTCTGTAGCTAAAGCAAGCCTTGTATATAACATAGCAACAGCATCAAAGTCTGATCTTGAATCAGATGCTATTCTTCTCATCTGATTCATAGCTGATGAAGTCTTATCTGCACTACCAGTTAAGGCGTTCATTCTGTTTTTTACGCCAATCATAACATTGGCAGCTTCAGCTATTTCTTTGACACTAAAAGCACCGACTAAAACAGTCGCAATTCTTTTTACAGAATTTTCCGCAGATTTTGCATTTTTATTAAAACTATCAAACGCCTTTTTGGATTGATCTGACCCAAATATTCTCAGTAATAAATCTGTTTTACCTGCTGCTCGCATTTCTTTCTTCCTTTATTTCAAGATAAGCCAACCAACCCTGAAACTCCTCAACTGTCATCTCTTCAATTTCAGTTAAGGTTTTGTTTAGTTTTTCAGCTAGTGCATATTTTATGTATAGCTGCTCATCTTCAATTACTTTTTTTTAACTTCTTCCTGAGAGACATTGTTCATCATCTCACTAGAAACTCTAATTAATACATCTCTGTCTACCTTCTCCAATAAGGTTTTTTTATCAGCGATTGTAAATAACTTTTCTCCAGCCTCGTCTAATGCTTTATAAATTAAAACATAAACTAAAAGCTGAACCTCGTCATCTTTAGCTAATTTCATAAATTTAGAAGTCTCTGAAAGAGTTATTGGCCTACAATAAATCTTTAAAGCATTATTTTCGTCATCACCCCATTCAGGGACTTCTATAATTTTAGTTTCTAAGCTATCAAAATGTTTTTGTGCGTTATCTATAACTGACATTTTTTTATACTGTTGTTGTAGTTAAATCGCCAGTACCTTGTACTGTTAGACTTGCTTCAACCATACCATCAAATGAACCAGTCCTTGAAACACCAGTAACAATAGCTGAACCACTGTAATAAGTATCTGAAGCACCTGCTGGATATAGATTAATCTCTATAGTATTTCCAACTACAAAAGCACCTTGACCATTAGTGTCGCTATCATCCCAAAAAACATCCAATGAACCTGAGAAAGATTTTAATGTAGCCACATGAGTTCTGCTTCCATCACCCATAGCTGTATCTTCAACAGTGTCACTTGTATGTTCTAAAGAATATGACTTAACTTCACCAACGATATTAGTTCCACCAGTAGTACCTAGCTTAACAATACCATCATTTCCTTTAAATGTTGACATTTTCTTTTACCTCGCCTTTCGGCTTTTTCTTAGAAGAAGATTTAATTTTGTCTTCCGACTGGACTGCTTCTTCCTTCCAACCCATTCCCAACATAGTTTCCACATTTGATTGTGGAACTTCTATTGAAGTTTTGCCATTTGGACTAATCATTTTCATAATTGTCTCCTGTTATACCGCTACATCAGGATTAGTTTCCTGGACATAGTAGTTCGTTAAAAAAGTTAGAGTAACATAACCAACTGGCTGTTCTCCATCACCTGTAAATTCTATATCTGTTGATTCAATATATGTATCTTTTGCTAGACCTCCTAGAGTTCTATCAGCAGAAATAGCTTCTTCTACCTCTTTACTTATTGTATCAATAGTATCATCAAAATTGCTAACAGCTTTACAATACGCCTCAACCACAACTGATAATTCTCTACTCATAACTCTGTTAGTACCAATAACAATTGGCTCAGAGCCTTCTGTTTTAGTATAAATAACTAAAGATGGCAGTGTTGATTCTTGTAATGTGTATACCCTAGATTCATAAACATTAGAGCCTGTAGTTGTCAGACCTGTTAATGTAGTTCCAAAGTATTCCCTGATCTGTTGTCTAACATGATTTGCCATTATTGAACCTCAAGAAGCAAAGAGGTCATGCCTAAATTATCATGCTCAAAATTTATAACTTTATAATTGGTTGCTGCTTTAATTTGAGTTCCATCTAAATTTTTAATAGCTGGAGCAGCTATAGTATCGCCAAATGCAATACTTGGTATGTCAGTAGTCTTAGCTTGTGCTACTGGTTGATACCCCTGAACTGGCAATCCACCACTGTCAATATCTACATATTCTTGGTTTAGGATTACATTGATAGAAGAAGATGAACCACCTGTAGGTGTGTAGGTAATTTGAATACCATGACCATAGGTGGCATCTAAGTAGCCATTAAAATCTCTATCAAATTCCATTGGCATAATTTACTTTTTAGCTCTTGTTTTAGGAGCTTTAACCTCTGATGTTTCTAAACCTACACTTCTGTCTTCTTTTTTAGCTTTTGGTTTAGCAACATGAATTTCTGCTTTGTTATAAGCACATAATGAATGACCTTCTGAATCGTTAAGCTCTACTATATCTCCAGCATGAACCTTAGAACCACCAGCCATTGTATCTGTTAAGATTTTGTATTTTTTCATATTTAAGTTGGGGGTATTACTACCCCCATTCCATTTAAGCATTAGTTATTATGCACCATCATTTGATACACAGAAGCTAACTGCGTGTCTTACAGCAACATCAACAGTTTGTAGAGCAACAATTCTTACTCCACCTGAAGTTGATAATGCATAAGGATCAACAGTAATATCTAAGCCACCATACATACCAATTAATAGGTCTGCAAAATTACCAAAGTAGAAATCTCCACTTGTTACTTGGTTACTTCTGACAACGTTATAGCCATTCATGCTATTGTCAGGATTAACAACAAATTGAGCAGTATTAGTTGCTTTTTCAGTTGTTTTTAAAGTACCAAAGTCAGCAGGTCTACAAATGTAACCTAAAGAACCACTTAGAGCATTGTCATTAGCGATTGCAGATTCCATAGCCACGATCTCAGCCCATGTTGGGTTAGCAGCAGCAAATGTAGTAGTGTTAATACCTGTAGTATTAGAAATACCTGTAGGTTGACCACTTGAACCTGAACCAGCCAAAGCACCTAAGTCAATTGCAGTAGCGATTGATTTTGTTAGGTCATCTCTGATTAAGTTCTCAACATCTAATGATGATTGTTGTAACAAAAGTCTTGTTGCATCAGTGAAAGCACCAATTACTTTAGGACTCATTGTTACTGAACCAGCAGTAAATTCACTTTCAGCAGCAGGGTTGCCTTCTGTAGCAATCCAACCAGCAGATGAAGCAGCAGTTTTCTTAGGTATTACAACATTTCCTTGTAATCCTCTAAGCATTGTTGCTCCAGCTTGCATTACTGAAGATTCGTTTCTTAATACATCAATAAATGAATCTCCTCTGTAATCTTCAGCGATTAAAGTTGAGTCATCAGATGTGTTTAAGTCTCTTTTGCCCCAAGTTCTTAGGACATCAGCAGGCAACATGATACCTTGAGCATCTTTACCATACTGTCTTGCAGCTTCAGCAGAACATTCAAATTCAAATGCTGCATCTTGTTGTGCTTTTCTGTCAGATGGGTTAGCCATAGCTCTGATAGCTTTTACTAGGCTAAATTCTCTAACTTCTTCTTTGCTCATTCCAATTTCTGATGGAGTTTCTAAAGGAGTGTCATTAGAAATATTTTCTAATAATACGCCTCTAAATTCTTCAACAGAGATACCATTTGAAATGGCTTTGTCAGCTAAATCTCTTTTATTGTGTCTAGCTGCTAAATCTATAATCTCTTTTGAGTTTCTTTTAAATTCAGCTTTAGCTTCGTCAATAGTTTGAGTTCTAACTTCTTCTATATTTATGTCTTTATTTTCTGACATTGTTATCTCCTTAAAGTTAATATTATTTTTATCTTCAGAACGACCAACGCCAACAAGTCTTGACTGGTCAGCAGGGACTGATACAGAGGAAACCTCCATAGGAGTCCACTTAGCTTTATAGTAAGTCTCACCTTTGTCTTCATATCGTTCTAATTTATCAATGCGATAACCTACAGATATGTTCATCCGTATGCCATCTTTTACATCTTCAAACACTTCTTGAGCCAAAGCAGATTTTCCAAATCTGACTACTGCTAAAGACCTTTTGGCAGTCTCATCTAGTTTGAATTCTTCAATCACACCTATTTGCTTGGTCATATCATGATCAAGTAATAATGGTGCTCTTCCTGAGTTAATAAACTCCATGTTTATATCCCCAGCAGAATGTCCCAGGACTTCCATCCCAAAACTTCTTTCAACAGGTTCTTCAGAAGAAACGCCTACACGAACCACTCTATTTTCTTCATCAAGATAAGAGTGCTTGGATAAATCAATAGTTCTATATTTCATAGGCATATCAATTACTTTCCTTTCTTCTTCACTTGATTCAGTCATAGAAACTTCGTCAGTCATTTCCAATTCTTCACCTTCATGTTCTACATCCTCATGCTTTGCAAATTCAACGATAACTTTATCATCAGTTTCACTCACATTAAGGATATGTCTATCTTCTTTATTCATAGATTTCTCCTCTTCATTTGTTAATAAAGGATGTTTTTCCAATTCATTAGAATTGAAATCGTTTAAATCCCTAATGGGATTAATTTTTGTTAAAGTGCTGAACTTATGTCCTACCTCAGTATCTGTAGGTTCACCACTTCTATAAACTTGTATTAATGCAGCAGGGTCATCTGAAGTTCCTGTAATTACAAAATCACTATCAGGAACATTAATTGTTCCATCTCTTTCAATTTTAATAATTTTACCTCTAGCCCTACCACCTGAACTATTCCAACTTACAAAATCACCAACCTTTAGCCCATCAGGCATAGCTCTATCTTCTTCGTTTTTCATTTGATTTACCAATTTTTTTGACCAGCTAAATCCAGCATCCCCACCCCATAGTGCCCATGCTATTCTTCCGTTAGATGGATATCCATCCTCTCCTGGTCTAAATCCTTGAGCTTTCTTGTCTACCTCATGCCTACTAAAAAAACTATACATTCTTTTTATAGTTTCGTCAGATAGGTTTTCGCCATTTAAGATTTGATTTGCCCTCTCAGCACCAATTCTAGTTCCACCCCTACCATGCTCTTTACGCCAATCTAATCCTTTTCTAGCTTCTGACTTCATGCCTTGAGTAGGTTTACTCATCTTCGTCATCTCCGCCTTGTATCTTTGCATCTACAGGGTTCTTTTGACCAAATGGTTGATATGCTAGTTCAATGTCATATTGTTTTGCTAGTTCTATTTCTTTTTGATGTTGTTCAAATAATTCTTCTGTATCTCTTCCATAACTACTACTGATATCAGCATAAGTAAGTGTGCCATTCTGTAAACCTATAACATTTGCCTGCATTTCTTTTAAAGGGTCAATCCAAGCAAAACTTCTTGGTATATAGTTCACTGATTTTGCAAATTTATCTACTTTAGACATGGGTAAATTTATATAACCATTTGATATAGACATTTCTAACCATGACTTGAATATTGGGTCTACAAAATGATCTATAACAAATTGCTGATATATCTGATACATGCTTCTGTCTTCTAAAGCACCTTGTCTTATTGAGCTGTAATTTACTGATGTAAGGTCATTACTTAGAGAGTGATAAGAAATATTTAAACCTGAAGCAATACTTCTTAATACGCTAGTTGTAAAAGAATCAAAAGCAGTAGTTGGATGCGTTGGGTCAAAAGCCTTGAAATCCATACCTTGTGGAAGCTGCTCAAAGACCCCAGCTTGTGCGTTCATTGTAGGGTTGAAGGTGTCAGTATATTCACCATCACCAACATAACCATCTCCATCAGGAGAGGTAAAGAAACCCATTTTAGATGCACCAACTCTAGCTGCAACTATTTCTGCTTCTAAATAACCATTTAACATTTTCACATTAGCCATTGCTGTAGCAACCAAAGAAACACCTCTAGTTTGTTCTGCTCTAGTAGGTAAGTAAGCATGGATAATCTCGTCAGCAGGGACTCTAATGTGTTGTGCTTGAGCTAAATAAACCCTATCAAAAGGATGGTCTTTAAATAAGTGATAAGCAACTGGTTTGTCATACTTATCTACTTCCACACCCATCTTAATACGATTGCCAGTAGCTTTATAAATATCATTTTTATTTTCATCTAAATGATCTGATTCTAAAAATTGTAGTTCAAAACCAAAAGGCGAATCCTTCTTTTTGATTTTTCTAACCAATACTTCTCCATCTCTACAAAGAGATTCAATAAATATTTTTTGACAGTCCAAGAATGATAATCTTCCATTAGTTGTGCAATTACCAACTTTACCCCATTGTTTCCAGGCATCTTCAATGAGCTGGTTTCCAGCAATGTCTAATGAACCATTATCATCACGACCTTTGCTAGAAACTCTTATGCCATGCTTACCGATAACATTAGATACCATCAGGTTAAGGTATCTTGCAATATAGCTATCGTTTCTTGCTAACTCTCTTGCTCTATCTCTTAATATTCTTATGTTATCTTTTATTTCAGCATCAGCACTTGTAGATGTGGTAACGAAGTCAGCAAAAAGCCTGCCAGTGTTAGCACCAGTGTAACTTCTTCTATATGCTTGTCTTTTTTTCTTTTTAGGCTCATTAATGCCTAATATTCTGTTATACCACGCCATTATGTGTAACTCTTAGGTGTTGAGCCAGTTGTACTACCAAAATTAACCTTAATGGTATTACCTGACCCTCGTTTGTTTTTAATTCTTGTCTGTTTTACCTCTTTTAAGTATTCGGCATGATATCTATCTCTAAATGTCATTAATTCATCAATAGACATCCTAGATAGCGATCTACCACCTAAAGAGAAGGATGATTGGTCTATAGTAGCCCTTCCTTCTATTACAGCCTCAATATTATCTAAAACTTTCTTTGCATGACTTCTTAAATCAGCGTTTGTGTCCGCTAGATTAGGTAATATAGTCATATTGCCCTCTCCAACCTGTACTCTTGCAGAGTCTGAGGTTCTTGTTATATAAGAACCCCATATATAATCATGCGGATTATAGTCATCTGTAGTTGTTGTTGGAACTTCTATGTAATAAGTGTTGTCTGCTTCAACAGCATTTATAGTAAATTGATGGCTTCCACCACCACCTGAGTCGCAATGAAATTCATAAGACAAAGAATAAGAGTCTGTTGGATAGTCTGTAGCTAAATCATCTTTCTTCCAAACCCAATAATCGCCCACGACTAGTTCTATAGGCTCTTGAGAAGGATAATTCTCTCTGTCAAATTTGTTGCTCAAGCAAAAAACCTCATAAATGTTTAAGATATATCTAATATCACACTATGGTTTTCTATCAAAAAGTCAACACATTAAGAAAGAAAAGTCAAATTACTTCCAAGAAGTAGCAAAATTGCCCCTATTTATACCCTTTTTTTGTGTTTTTTTGCTATCTTCTGTTGGTTTTATTTGTTGAGACAGTATTCTTTCCTCAATTGTGTCGTAATTTGGATTAAGTATATAAATAGCAGCAAAATTATATACCAATGTATCTAACGCTTCATTTCTTGGCCTTATTTGCTTCCAAACTAGTGATTTTTTACCTCTTACAAACTTTGTAACTCTTTTTTCTGCTGTAAGTTGTTGGAAATATTCTTCATCAAGATCAGAGCAGAAATGTAGTGTTGTATACTCAGGTTCAGAAGATAATCTAGCAAAAATAGCTTCTTTAGCACTATCTGAGCCAACGCCATATAAAACAGCCTTATTTTTTCCAACAAATGTAGGTCTATTAGCTATTGGCTTTCCTGCTGTTGATAATCCCTTTACAGCAAAAATTCTTCTACCCTGTCTTGGTTTTGTGAATTGATATACTTGGTTAGCATGATGACCACCTGAATCAATACAGGTACAAGATATAGTTAAAATCCTACCATTTTCAGTCTTAAATCGTTTTTTAAGGTAGTTATCAAGCTCTTGCCAAACATTTGCAGCATTTGGGTCGCCCCAAAAGATTTTATACTCTATAACCCAAGATTCATAATTAGAACCCCAACCAACCATTTGCAGTTCTAACCTGTCTTTTTGTGTATCAACACCAGCAGTTAAAACTAAAACAGCTTCAGGTATTGTTTCAGAGTCATAATTAAGCCTTCTTTCCAATAATTTTTCATGCTCAATAGTTTCTCCTTGCTCCTCCCAAGATTCTCCCAATGCGGTATTTATCCAAGTTTTAAGCATTTCAGGCTGTTTTTTAGCCTCTAGGAAGTTCTTAGCCATATCTGCCCATGTTGACCAAACTGAATAAAGCTCAGATATATGAAAGCCTGCTGTATTAGAACTGTTGGATGAGGCTATCCATTCTCCATGTTTTAACATCCATTGTTTTTTAGATTCATTTATTACAGAACCACAATGATCGCAAGCATAAGATGCTGTTTCAGGTTGGTTTTCTTCCCAAACCACATTTTTCCACTTTAAAACCTGTTTTTCATTACATTCAGGACAAGGCACATGATAATAACGCTTATCAGACTCTTCAAAAGCAGTTTCTATTCTTGATAGTCCTTTTACAGTTGGGGTAGAGCATAGATAAATCTTTTTATTCCAAAAAGTAGTAGTTCTCTTTGTTGCCAGTGATATAGGGTCACCTTCTGAGCCTGCTGATGATTCATACCTATCAACCTCATCAGCAAGAACAATTCTAATCGGTCTTGAGGCTAATCCTGATGCTGAGTTAGAGCCAACTATGTTTAAATTACCACCAGGAAACTTTTTAGATAAAACTGTATTACCACTATCTCTACTTCTAGGGTCTTTAACACAACCTCTTATCTTTTCAGAATCACGAATCATGGTAGCAAGCCTATCTTTTGAGAACGCCTGACCCATCTGTAAGGTAGGCTGCATAACCAGCATGGGAGAAGGGTCTTGATCTATATAATACCCAATAACATTAAGTAATATTTCTGTAGCTCCAACCTGAGCAGATTTCATAAATACTATTCTTTGAATACTTGGGTCGTTAAAAGAGTCCATAATCTCTCTTTGATATGGTGCTCTTGAGGTTTTCCATGCCCCACTCTCTGCTGAAGATTCAGGTGATAATTTTCTATAAGAGTCTGCCCAATCGCTAATTTTTAAATTAGGAGGTGGAGTCCATGCTTGATTCGTCTGTTGAATCACTTTTTCTATATTCTTTAGGTATTCCATGTTGTGCTAATTCCTCAAGTATTTCATAAACCTTTTCTTTAATTATTGATTCTGCTTCAGAGTATTGATCTACTGTAATAACCTGGTGTGCTATTCTTGATGGTAAGCCTAATATCTTTGCCCTAGAGTTTGAAACATATTCAATCCAGGTGTCTTGAACCAATTGAGCTGGAATCAGTGAACCTTCGAGTTGTTCAACTTCCAGCTCAGCTTTATCTGCTTGTGCTTTTGTAAGTCTTGCCTTCTCTTCTGCAATATCTCCAGTACCACTTCTTTTATTATATCCACCTAGCTTTCTAAGATACGAGATATATGCAACCCTACAAACATCTAAGTTCAATGGGCTTCTACCTAATTTTGAAGGCAGTATACCATCTCTGATTAACTCAGATATTCTTTTAACAGATAGGTCTAAATGATCTGCAACTTCTCTTTGTGTGGCCAACTATTATTCTGATTTCTTAATACTCATAAATATAAATATATCATAGCAAAAATATAAAAACAAAACATTTAGGGTTGAGGTAAATTACCTTAATAGTTTGATATCAATAAGATATAAATCTGATGAATAGTAGCGGCCTGTCGCTACAAAAAGAATGAGGTGCTGCAACCTGCGTACCCATTGGGTCAGAAGAACCTAGCGTCTCAGAAGCCTATAAACAAAGGTTTTGAGAGAACAACAAGAAACAACGCGGAAAAATCAAAGGAATGACAGGAAAATAATAATATCTGTATTATAAGTACAGCTTATAAAGGTATTAAAAAAGAAATAAATATTTATTAAATTAATTGTTGACATATAAATATATATTTATATATAATATAGTTATGTTTAACATTAATAAGGAGAATATAAACATGACAAAGAAAACGTTTAAGTTTGGAAAAATAGACTACAACGGAACAGGTAGAAAAATTAACGCTGTTACTGTAGAGGTTGAATATGACGGAGAAAAATTCTCCGCTTCTGGCAATATTTGGAATAGTAAGAAAACAGATATACTTTGTGGCGGTCAATGTTTAGATGAGATAAATAAATATTTATTTCCTAACGGAATATTCAAAAAGATTTATTCTATATGGAAAGACTACCATTTAAACGACTGCACACCAGGAACACCAAAACAAATGGCATATTTAAAAACTTTAGATAGACCTAGTGATGCAGAATTTTACACATGGGAATGTGAGCAATTAGAAAAAGCTAATCTCTTAATTGATGATCATAACGGAGAGCCGTACAAGTATGGTAGTAAATGGCTAACTACACCATTACCAAAGCAAGTTAAAAAGTCTTTAACGGGCTTAGGGCTAGAGGTGGCTTAAATGAAATATAAACTAATAATACAAAATGGACACCTTAAAGGCTTTGTAGCCTTTAGGGGTTCTTGTCTTGTAACTATGCTGGATAAGTTCAAACGCTTACATAATGAAGGGCATAAATTAAAACTAATAAGGGGTAAATAATGGGAATGACCAAAGAGGATATACTAGAAGTTTATGAGACTAGAAAAGAAGAAAGTGAATACAGCTTTTCAATTGATTTAAAAGTTGGAAAGCTCGAAATATTTGCTGATTGGTCTAGCGAGGAAATCGCCCTAGATTATGACTACTTCATTAATAAAACTGATTATCATTACGGGGGTAGGTTTATACGTGAAGCATTTGAAGAACCCGAAGATTACCAATTCGAGTTTTTAGTATTCGATATTTTAGAAACTCTTAACATGAGAGAGGCTACACAATGAGTGCTGATACATGGTTAACCAATTGCGAAGCGTGTTCTAAGTCTATTGACAAGCTAGACCAAAATAACGGCATTTATATTGTCGGCGGTAGTGATTCCGTATGCTCAATACAATGTGTTGAGCAAGTTCTAGGAAAAGAACAATTTAAACAAGCCAATGAAGACTGGGAATTTGACGGACATTCTGACTCCTATTATTGGACATATTACGAAGAAAAAGAAGAAGATTAATAACTAAACTAACCAATTAAGGGCGGTATTGTTACCGCCTTTTTTTATGCCAGTAATAAATAAAAGTATATATTAGAGAGCCTCTAAGCCTTTGTGAGGTGTTTTTATATTAAAGTAATGCTTTACTACTTATATATATTTATATTGTAATGTAGAGGCTTAGAATGTCTTATGGTGTTTTTGTTGTTGGTCTTTGTTTTTTGTTGGTATTTTTTTTCTTGCGGTGTTTTTTTTATCATAATAAATTTGCCTTGATTATAAATTTGCCTTTATGAAATTTGCCTTGATTATAAATTTGCCTTTATTAAATTTGCCTTTATGAAATTTGCCTTTATTAAATTTGCCTTTATGAAATTTGCCTTGATTATAAAT